ATTTTCAAGTTGGAATGTCGTATGAAGAACTTGCTAAACTGAAGAAAGCACGTACCAAAGTTGATAAGATGACTCAAAAGATCTGGTACGCACTACGGAAAATGATTGTTGAGGATGGTCTCCGTTAGTATTCAGGTCTAAAACCTCTTGTTAGGTTTCAAGGAGAAATACTCAACCATCCTCAAATCTTTTAGTTAGTATTCAATCGGAAAAACTTTTATCAGTTTTCATTGCCTAATACTCATAAAAATTGGTCGATATTCAATGCGAAAAACTCAAGTCAGTTTTCACTTCGTAATATCCGTAATAAAAGAATCGGGTTTCAACACCCGATTTTTTATGCTTTCTTGTATAATTAGTAGTGGATGCCGTAAGGATCCACACAACACAAACTCGCTTTTTAAGGAGAAGTCACATGACGAACTTAATGAAATTTCATAGTGCAGATATTCCAGCACTGCTAGATCGTATAAATAAATACAGTATTGGAATGGAAGATTACTTTGACCGTCTCGGGACGCTGCACGAGACTCAAACTAATTACCCACCATACAATCTGGTTCAACTAAGCAACGTAGAGTATCGCTTAGAACTAGCACTAGCAGGATTCAAAAAGAAAGAAGTCAATGTTTACACACAGGACGGAAAGCTCTTCGTGGAAGGGCAAAAAGAGGACCGTGAATGTACCACAGAATACCTCCATCGAGGATTGGCTCAACGATCTTTCACCAGATCTTGGACCTTATCAGATGAAACGGAAGTTAGATCAGTTGGATTTGAGGATGGGTTACTAACTATCGATCTGGGAAAAATTGTTCCAGAGCATCATCAACGTAAGGATTGGTTTTAATTTCCTAACACTTGCTTAAGATTTGTTGTAGTTGATACAGACTTTTGTATCACTATGATACATAATGTCTATATAATATGTACTCTGGGAGGACTTTTATGAATTTCACAGTTACTACTCTTACTATTGGAGCTGCGATGACTCTTTTTATCGATCGGACCCTCGGCAGCATACTATCCTAATGCACCCCCTTCTACAGAAGTCTTTTTTACAACACCTTAAAACTTAATATCAACACATGGGGGTTTTAATACCCCCTTTTTGATGCTATAATGTATTTTGACCTTGTGTTTATAATATGCCCTGGTTGAGTTTAGCAATTCTATTTCCAATTGCGGCATCTCTGGTAATATTTTTTCTTCCAGATAACGATAAAGTAGTCAAGTGGTATTCCCTTGGAGTTACCCTGACTACTTTTCTAATTACAGTTGCCGCATATATTTACGGATATAATCCATCAATAAGTGGATTACAAATGTCCGAACGAGTCCAGTGGGTTCCCCAACTTGGTCTCACATGGTCAGTAGGTGTAGATGGTTTATCAATGCCTCTCGTCCTTCTGACTAGTTTCATTACGAGTCTTGCGGCACTTGCTGCATGGCCTCTGAAGTTCAAACCAAAACTGTTCTACTTCCTACTTCTGATCATGGATGGTGGACAGATTATGGTCTTTGCAGTTCAGGATATGATCCTGTTTTTTCTGTCGTGGGAACTTGAACTCGTTCCTGTTTATCTGATGCTTGCTATCTACGGTGGTAAGAAACGTCAGTATGCTGCGACTAAGTTCATCATCTATACAGCAGGCAGTTCTTTATTCATCCTTCTTGCAGGACTTGCTATGGGGTTCTGGGCTGGTGGTCCTCCCAACTTCGAGTACACCTACCTTGCACAGCAGGGATTCCCTAAGAACTTCCAACTCTGGTGTTACGCTGCATTCTTGATTTCATTTGGAGTCAAACTTCCAATCGTGCCTTTGCATACTTGGTTGCCTGATGCACACGGTGAAGCAACAGCACCAGTTCATATGTTGCTTGCAGGTATTCTTTTGAAGATGGGTGGGTATGCTCTGCTCAGATTCAACTGTCAACTTCTCCCTGAAGCACATGCAGTCTTCGCACCTTTGTTGATTGTCTTTGGTGTAGTGAACATCATTTATGCTGCACTAACATCATTTGCACAGAGAAATCTCAAACGGAAGATTGCATATAGTTCGATTAGTCACATGGGATTTGTACTCATCGGTATCGGAAGTTATAGTGCTCTCGGAACTACTGGTGCAATGCTTCAGATGATCAGTCATGGTCTGATTGGTGCTTCTCTGTTCTTCCTGGTGGGTGCAACCTACGATAGGACACATACCCTACAACTCGATGAGATGGGTGGTGTGGGTAAACGAATGAAGGTCATGTTTGGTCTTTGGGTTGCGTGTTCCATGGCTTCACTAGCACTACCAGGTATGAGTGGATTTGCGAGTGAACTGATGGTCTTTACAGGATTTGCAACCGACACTGTATATACAGTTCCTTTCCGTGTGATTATTTGTGTCCTTGCTGGTATCGGTGTTATCTTGACTCCGATCTATCTTCTGTCTATGCTGAGGGAGATCTTCTTTGGTCAAGAGAATAAAGAACTGGTTGATCATGCAAACCTTGTAGATGCAGAACCTCGTGAAGTATATGTGATTAGTGCTCTATTGGTTCCGATCATTGCAATCGGATTGTATCCGAAGATCATGACCGATACCTTTCAGTCATCAATTGATTCATTAGTTGCGAGAGATCGAGCACCGTTAGTAAGACCTCACATTGTGAGGACTTTTACTCCACCTACCGTCTAAATAAAATTGAATATCGTCGTCGCAGACGGAGGGGTAACTGGCACAATCCAGTTGACGCCCCTCTTTTTTCTTGTTAAAATGTATTGAGGTAGAAAAAAATCATGACTATCAAACTCGCAGTGATGCGATCTGGAGAGCAAGTTATTTCAGATATCAAAGAACTTGCAACAGAAGATAAAATTTGTGGATATCTTCTAAAAGAACCTCACGTTGTAAAACTAACAACTCCTATAGTTCTTCTTGAGGATGGAGAATCTGGTGATGATAGCACTAGTAACATCGAAATTTCTCTATCTCCCTGGATAGTCCTTAGTGCAGATGAAGAGATTGCAGTTTCTCCAGATACTATTCAGGCAATTGTTGAACCAATTAGCACACTAAAAACAATCTATGAGGAAAAAGTAAATGGAACAGACAATCAAATGTCTCTTACTGAAGAATGATCAAGTTCTAGTAACTGAAATTGTTGAAGTTGGTGCTGAAATTGGAGATCCAAATTGTAAATTGATCGATCCGTTTCTTCTAGATCAAACAAACAATACACTATCAACTTGGTTAGAATTTACCGATCAGAATGAGTTCATGATTCATTCTGATAGTATACTTACTATTGCAGATCCAAAAGCAGATCTTCTTGCAAAATATTTTGATTTAATTTCTTGATGCGATTTTACACGAACGTTCAAATGGTCGGGGATCATTTCCTGGTCCGTGGTTATGAAAATGGTCGCCACTTCGCGACTAGAGAAAAGTTTTATCCAACTCTTTTTGTACCCTCAAATAAAAAAACAAAGTACAAAACTCTTGAAGGTGACTATGTTGAGTCCGTTGAGCCTGGAAGTGTAAGAGATTGTAGAGAGTTCATCAAAAAATATGATGGTGTTCAGAACTTTAAAATTTGCGGGAACACTGGATATATCTATCAGTATATTTCCGAAATTTATTCTGAAGATGAACTAAAGTTTGATATCAATAAAATTAAACTTTCAACTCTTGATATTGAGGTTGCTTCTGAGAATGGATTCCCAGATGTAGAATCTGCTGCAGAAGAAGTTCTTTTGATTACCCTGCAAGATTATGCAACTAAACAAATTCGTACTTGGGGTAAGGGACCATTTAATAATAAGCAAGATAACGTAATCTACAAATCTTTCAGAACAGAAAGAGAATTGTTAGATGACTTTATCAACTGGTGGATGATTGAGGATAATACTCCAGAAGTTGTTACTGGTTGGAACAGTAAGCTTTACGATATTCCATATCTTGTGAGGCGTATTGATCGTATCCTTGGTGAGAAGTTGATGAAAAGACTTTCACCATGGGGACTCGTTACTGAGCAGGAAGTTTATATTGCAGGAAGAAAGCAAACTTCTTACGATATTGGTGGAATCTCTCAGTTAGATTACCTTGATCTGTATAAAAAGTTTACTTATACTAATCAAGAGTCATATCGACTGGATCATATTGCTAATGTAGAACTTGGACAAAAGAAACTCGATCACTCTGAGTTTGATACGTTTAAGGATTTTTATACAAAAGGATGGCAGAAGTTTGTAGAATACAACATTATTGACGTGGAACTTGTTGACCGTTTGGAAGACAAGATGAAACTAATTGAACTTGCAGTCACCATGGCGTATGACGCTAAGGTGAATTATGAAGATGTGTTTTATCAAGTTCGCATGTGGGATACAATCATTTATAATTATCTTAAAAAGAGGAATATTGTTATTCCCCCTAAAGAACGTTCTGATAAAAACGAAAAGTACGCAGGTGCATATGTTAAGGAACCGATTCCAGGAAAGTATGATTGGGTGGTTAGTTTTGACCTTAATAGTCTCTACCCTCACCTTATTATGCAGTACAATATCTCACCAGAGACGCTATTGGAGGAACGACACCCCTCGGCAACAGTTGATAGAATCCTTAATGAGGAGATAAACTTTGAACTGTATAAGGACAACGCTGTCTGTGCTAACGGTTCAATGTATCGGAAAGATGTGCGTGGATTTCTTCCTGAGTTGATGGAGAAGATTTACACTGAACGAAAGATCTTCAAGAAGAAGATGCTTATTGCTAAACAAGAATATGAAAAGACTCCAACTAAAACACTTGAGAAGGAAATCGCCAGATGTAACAACATCCAAATGGCGCGTAAAATCCAACTTAACTCTGCTTATGGTGCTATTGGTAATCAATATTTTCGCTACTATAAGCTTGCTAACGCCGAAGCAATCACCCTCTCAGGTCAAGTTTCAATCCGTTGGATTGAGAACAAGATGAATGGATTTCTAAATAAGATTTTGCAAACCGAGGACGTAGATTATGTCATCGCTAGCGATACCGATTCGATCTATCTTAATCTTGGACCTCTTGTTACTAAATTTCTTAGTAATAAGTCTGACGATAAAACAGCGGTTGTTTCCTTACTTGATAAGATCTGTGAGGACAAATTGGAACCATTCATCGAACGATCTTATACGGAACTTGCGGATTATGTTCAGGCATATGAACAAAAAATGATTATGAAGCGTGAGAATATTGCAGAACGTGGTATTTGGACTGCGAAGAAGCGATATATTCTCAACGTGTGGAACAGTGAAGGTGTTCAATATACGGAACCTAAACTGAAGATGATGGGCATTGAGGCAGTTAAGTCATCAACTCCCGCACCTTGTCGTCAGATGATTAAAGATGGTCTGAAACTGATGATGAACGCTACGGAAGAAGATGTTATTGAATTTATTGATGAATGTCGTAAAAAGTTTAAAACTCTTCCTCCAGAACAAATTGCATTCCCTCGCTCTGTATCCGATGTTGTAAAGTATCGGTCACATGCAGATATCTATAGTAAAGGGACACCAATTCACTGCCGTGGTGCTCTTCTCTTCAATCACTATATTAA